TAAGTATAATATCTCTTACCTTATTAGAGTTTTCTTTAATGTCGTCTAAGTCTATTGAACTGGATACTGTAAATCTATCAGTCCAAGTTCTACCTCCAATTAAAAACTTAGGTAACTCTTCTTCCTTTATTAGATTAACCTTTGTGATTCCGTCTAAGTAATTAAACAATGTAACTCTACTTTCTACCACACTTTCTTTGGTTGGTGTAATATCTTTTTCAGTTAAATTATTTATTGATTCCATAAAAGATTTTTTTAATGTAAAATCTTTTTGTCTTTCAATATGTTTTAGGTCGGTGATTTTTTTAATCTCTTGTAGGTTTTGTTTGTTTAGTTTAACCCACTTATCTCTACCTCCACCATCATCGGCATAATGGTTATAATCTTCCACTCCTTGGTATAGTCCTATCAAACCTGAAGAAGTGTCTATAATGTATTTTATACCTCCTCGGTACTCACTCCTTCTCTGTCGATTATCAAAAGGGATTACTTCTCTCACCACCCCAATAACTGTGGAAGGGATATTGTGAAGAGGACTATTTCTATGTGGAAAGGAACTACCTGGTGGTTTGGGTTCAGGCGTTATATCCCACACAAATACTTTATCACCTTCAACTAAGTCAGGACTCATCTCTTCTTCTGGTAAATTTTCAGTATCTATGATTTGTTCTTTTAAAACATTGTAATGTTCTATATCTTCAATATTAAAATAATCAGAATCCGCGTCACCATAATCATAAGTTTCAAAGTCAGGGTCATACTCCCAAAAACTTGTTTCAGCTCTACTATTTGCATCGTCCCTATCAAATGCTGGTATGAATACTTTGGCGTTTCTATATTCTTTTTGCCATAAAGCTTCATCTCCCTCTACTTCATAAACCGAAGGGTAATTTTTAGTTAGAATGTCCACATTATTAAAATCAATAATAATTTCACCTTCTTCATTTACATACTCTGCTTTATCAAGGTTATCCAACATCCATTTTGCCCATCTGGTACTTTTAGTAAATGTTTCTGGAGTATTTGCCGTTTCACCGATTAACTTAACAAAATTTATCCATTTATTCTCAACCTCACTCCCTATTTCTGTTAAATCATTTGATACTAATTCATTAAGTTCTTCTATACTAAATCTATCCAATACTAAATTAAGAATATTAGCTTCTTGTTTTGTAATTGGTGTTTCTTCAATGTAAGCGTCACTATTCGTTAATTCTATCTCAGCATCATAATTTTTTTGTTCATAAATACCTCCTACAAAATGTTTAGCACCTATCCCCTTCAAATCCTCCCAGCTCGCTCCCCCTGGTTGTCCTGACCGAAACCAAATTGAATCATCAATCTTTTTTAACAAGTCCCAACTCTTATCCCATTTTTCTTTCCTCTGTAAAAATTCCTTTTTAAATCTCTCTCCCTGTTGACTGAAGCTCATCTTTGGTCCGTATGACCCCCCCGGGGTACCGAAAGAGTAACTACTTCCTCTTCTGAAGTTTTGGTCATTGAGCATCTTATCTTTGAATTTAGAAATGTCTTTAGAAAATTTTTGAAGTTCCTTTAGCATCATGGGTTTATCTGTAATTGGTTTACCGTTAACTAACCCTTTAGTAAAATCTGTGTAACGTTTAGATAAAGATTTTACGTCTCCTAAGTTGTGTGGACTTATTTTTGTGGTTGCCTTTAATGTCTTAAATAATTCACTTACCTTCTTCCCATCGGCTGCTATATTTATTATTTTCCCATCTTTACCTTTTTTGTAATTTTTCTGCCAAAAACTATGAGGTGAATCCTTAAGTTTCCAAGATTGTATTTTAGGTGTGACTGTTTTTACCACATCCACAACTGGTTTGGTGGGAGTAACTGTTTTTACCACATCCGTAACTGCTTTAGTAGGGGTAACTGTTTTTACCACAGGTTCTACTACTTTAGTAGTGGGTAAAACTGTTTTTTTAATAGTACTTACGTTTTTATCAATGTCTTTTAAGTATTTACCAAGTTCTTTACTAAAAGTAGAAGAACCTTTACTTACCTCTTTGTAAAACCTTCTTACACCAACATCACTCTTATTACCCCTTATCCTCATGAGTTGACGCTGGAAATCTTTACCAGCTTTCATTACAGGATGGGATGCGGTAATGGTTGGATTGTTTTTACTTATAACGTTTAGTGACCCACGCACCTGGTCGTGGACATTATCTAAATCCTTTAGAAAACCTCCTCCCCACTGGTGTTGTGATTTCATTGTCATATTCATACTAATCTTTCCACCACCAAAATCAGGAGCTTGGATTTGGTATGCACTGGGTGTGTTGGAAGCATTATTAAATGTAGTCGTTACATTATCTATTCTATCTTTAAATTTTCTTGTGAAGTCTTTATTCTTTGTATTAACTTGAAGAAATATATCATCCAAATGTTTGTTTAGTGGTTTAGCAAATTTGGTTCCATCTTTTAGTGTTGCGGGTAATGTCGTCAATAAACTTTTATATGTAGGATTACCTTGGGAAGCTAGAGTTAAAGCTTCTGTAGGGAATATACTACCTCCTTTGATACCTTTACCTAGATTAACAGGTAATTCTGCACTCTTTACCAATTTAAGTATGTTACCCTCCAGACCCACTATTTTAGGTAGAGTTTTAAGTATATTTCCTACTAAAGCGACTGGATTCTCATTTAAGATTTTAGAACTGTCACTAACATGTTCATTTATATTCCCTCTGAGTTCGTCATAATATTCCTCCATCATGTACTCCCTAAAATCTTGGTTGAAGTCATAGTCTGGATACCAGTAATGGTCGAAAAATTTACCGTCAATATCTAAATAATCTTTTTCACTATCCCACCAAATTGCGAAATCATTTTCCATGAATAAATTGAATATTACATCAGAGGTAGTATATCGTGTAAGAGGAGGATTATTCCCGTCACGGGTTGATTTTCTTAAGTCAAAATCATATAAAATATCCTGTAAGTGTCTATCTCTAAACTCTTCATGGTTATTAAATCTTTCTATGTTGTCCCAAGTGTCGGGGTCTTGTACGTAATCTTTTAAGTCTCCTTTAATTTCATATACAATACTACCATTATGGTCGTAATCAAATTTTCCTTCATTCTCAAAATGTTCTTCTATTTTATCTTTAATATCTTGTCTAATAGCATTAAAGGTAGTGTCAGCTGCTGCACGTTCATTGGCCCATCCCATTAAATCTTTAATCTTCTGAATGTCATCTTCTTTTTCTCTCCATATCTCTCCCTCTTCTGCAGTTGTGTAACTATCATCTAAAAGCTTTTCTGCTGTAGATTTATCTACACCAAGTAAAGTGGTAATATATTTCCAACTCATATCGTCTAAGTTATCCAACATCCCCTCGTACCACTCGTCATATCCGTACATACTCTCATAATCAAAGTCTTCTTCACACAAATACTTCTGTGCTGCACTTCTATCTTCATCATTAAATAAGGAAACTAAATCATCACAGTCCCACACTCTACCAACAGGAATAGGTCTGGTGGTATTTTGTAAGTACCTGACTATTAAATATAATAATAATCTCTCATCGTTAGGTAGACCAAACAACTTAAAATCCCTATCGTCCATTACAAGAGGTTGTTCTTTATCCCATTGTTGAAATATTACCTTGACTATAGATTCGGGTATCATTTTTTCTAATGGTTCTAATTCATCTTCTTCACCAACTGGTAATCTCCATTGTCCAGTTGGGAACATGGATAATTGTTGTTCATTAAGTCTTGTATTATTTTTAATTATCTGACCCACACCTCTAACTGCGTCCCAATGACTTTTCCCATTATAACTATTTCTGAAAGTTCCAGCTACATTTTTACCTACACAATTATCTGGTCCTCCTAAAACATTTGTTCGAGGTACACCTTTAGTTATAGCATTTTCAACACCTGTTTTTCTAGTAGAACTACAAGTGTAAGGTTCCACGATATACATTTTAGATGGATTACTCATATTACTAACTAAATCTTCAGCGTGTTTAGCTCCAGCACTAAATAAAACAACAAAAGCGTTAGGATTTTGTTGTAATGATTTAACAGCACCAGAACCATCAGTATACCTGTGTGAAATTATTTTAAAATTACCACCTAAACCTTTTCTTAAATCAGCTTCTTGTTGACTTAAAGATTTGTCACCACTTCTAGTGTCTAAACCACCTACAAAGATTACTGTTGGTGTGTTAGTATTAATATCAACGTTAGGTTCAACGTCACCAACAATTTCATCATCACTTGTGTCTTGATATTTTTTATCACTACTTCCAAATAGTAAAGAAGATGTCTCAGGACCTACTATGCCGTCAACTGTTAAATTATTATCTGTTTGGTATTTTATAATTGCATTACGAGTCTCGGGACCGAACTGTCCATCAGCACCAAATTTTGGTAAATCATAACCTAAATCTAATAACTTTTGTTGTATGTCTTTAATATCACTACCTCTACTACCTAACCTATTTTCATTTAATTGTGTGGGGGTTGATTTATCAGGATATAATTCATTTATTTTATTTATCATATAACTTCCATACCAATCATCAGTGTCTATATCATATTCCCATGTGTCAGCTATGGTGTGTTCTTTATCATAATCAAAGTCCTCTTCTAAAACTCTGTCAGTATCATCTTCATGTTCTTCCGACATCACTTCGACTACCTCATCATCCGTTGATAAACATCCCATATAATCATCTAGGTCATGGTGACTGTCGTATACACACCCTAACTCATGTGGGTCAGATGTACTGTATACTGTTTTTCTATATATTGGATAATAATATAATTCTATTGTTGGGTCTTCCCAACTATTACACTCACACTCATCATCATAGTGGACATCCTCTAACTCCTGTTCATCACAAGGCCTGTATTCCTCCTCCTCTTCATCCATAATTTCACCCTCTTGACATTCACACTCCTGTCTATAATCTTCACTTATACCTTCTTCATCACAATCATCATAATAAGATTCTGTGTCATAATCACCATAAACGTAAACTGTGGATTCATAAATGTAGGGTATAACCCATTCTTCTACTTCTTCATTACCCCTTTGTATATTGTATTTACATAAAAAAGTTAAGTCTTCAGCTGTAGTAGGAGGTACATTAAAAAATCTATTTAAGGTTGACCTAAACTCTACAAACTTATGTGGTGAATTTTTAGACATCGACCACGCAGTGTTTAATACTCTCTCTGCACTTTTTGTAAACTTAACTTCCCCTTCACTTTGTTCGTCTAATCTTCTTCTAATGGTACTAATAGCTTCAGGATATTTTGGTCGTACTGTTTCACTGTCTTTACCATCATAATCTACTTGGTCTAACACATGTCTCATAGCATTTAATGCGGAAACTCTTTTATCGTTAGAATCTAGAACTACCCACGGAGCATTACCATGTGATGTATCTTTTAATACTCGTTCTTTATAGTCAGTATACTCATCCCATTTTTCTCTGGACGCTTCATCGTTTGGTGAATATTTCCAATACTTAAGTGGGGACTGTTGTCTAATGGTAAATCTTTGTTCTTGTTTTCCTTGAGTAATCGATAACCAAAACTTAATTAGTATGACCCCTCTACTTAATAAACTTTTTTCAAAGGGAACAACTTCTTTCATAAACTGTTCGTACTCTTCTTTTGAAGAATATCCCATTACTGGTTCTACTATTCCTCTATTGTACCAACTCCTATCAAAAAAGGTTATCTTACCTGGTTCAATATATTTTTCATATCTCTGGAACCAATTTTTCTTTTCATCTTCAGTAGGTATACCTAAAGCTACTACATTATAATATCTCGGGTCTAGATATTCTGTTAATTTTTTAATTGTCGAGCCTTTACCTGCGGTGTCTCTACCTTCAAATACTAAAACTACTGGTACATTATTTTTCTTTACCCATTCCTGTAATTTTAATAACTCTATTTGTAAAAGTTCTTTTTCAGTTTTAAATACTTTTTTAGGTATTCTAGATTTTTCTTGTTCTACTTCATCGTAATACTCACTGTCTTCTGGCACTTGTCCTTGAAGTAATTTCTTTTCGTATTTAGCTCTTTTGGGTAATGATTTATTTAACCTACTTAAATAGTCTATAACAATTTCATTATTGTTCCCACTTTTTAAAAGTTTGTTTTCTAATCCTCTTAACATTGTTGGGAAATCTACCAGGTCTATATAATCTGAATCTTTTAACTGGTCCACTAATCTGGAAACCTCTTCGTCATAGATTTCATTCTCGTCCAAAGTATCTTGTAACTGTTGTAGATATTGATTTAACTCGTCAGGAGTATCACTTTTTTGTTCTGGTCTTTTAAATAAACTACTTAAAATATCAAAAAATCCTTCGTTTATAATTTTTTTACTTTCATTAAGTGGTAGTGGGTCATTTGTTCCCAAATCAATTAATACGTAATTACCGTCCTTCATACCTACATTGTCTATACCTATATCTACCCACCTTCTTCCTGTTTTTTCAACCTCTTTTCGAATGTTCATTATATCATCATAAATCTTATTACATTTATCATAATCATCTACTGGTGGATGTACTACCGCATCACCATTAGGGTCAGTAAAATCTACATATATGGGTTTATCCTCACTACAACAACAATCAAACCAATCTTTTTCTTGTTGGGGTGTGGGAGAATCTACTTTATCCATTATAATTAAATATGCTGGTTTACTATCGTCGGTATAAATACTTTGGTCGTCTGGGTCGATAACCTTACTTTCATGAACTTTAACTATGTGTTCACTATCTATACCCTCCAGTTCTTTAGCTGTTATATATTCTGCTTTATCTCCAGTAATTTTAACAACCAAATCTTTGTCCGTAATAATAGCTACCCCATTACCACCTCTCATGGTTGTTACTACATTACCTAAATCAGATAATCCTGTAAGTTTTTCTAATATTTGTTCAGGGGGGTATTTTAATTTAACATCACCATGTTCTACATTTACTACATATGAATCTAGTTCATCACTACTTACTGAACTTAAAATTTCATCCCTTAGTTCTGGGTTAGTTCGGTATTGATTATCTATTGCCCATTGTAACTCTGGGTCAATATTTTCATTAATATTTAGTGAATTTTGTCTCATTAATCATAAATATCTGAGACTATAGAAGATTCGCTCTATGAAATTTATTGATTAGTCGATGTTTTTCTTTTTTGTTTTCTGTGGTAACTACCTTTTCTTCGAAAAGTGCCCATACAACTTCTTTTTGTAATTGTGGTTGTGTAATACCAAAAAGTTTGAGGTCCTCCCTATCTTTTATTTGGTCTTTGAGTATGCACTCTACTATTTTATCAAATATTTTATTTTGATTTTTAAAGAATTTAATATTGTCCGTATTTTCTTTGTTCTCTTTCGAATTGTTCATATGACATAACTAAAGGTTGTGGGTAATCAGGTACTGCGACTAGTAATTGATTACTACTTAAGTGTCTTATAATCATAGGTACGTGTACTCTCATAGTTATAAATAGATTAATTTACATATTTATATTACCAGGGTTTATATTATGTTCTCTTCTTTTTTCTTCTATTTCTTTAGCCATTTTTTTATTCCTTTCAACTACTTCCATTCTTCTTTTTTGTAAATCCTCTTGATGTTTATTTTTTCTATCTTCTTCATCAAATCTCTTGGTTATACTATCCACCTTGTCCATTAACATTTTAGTCATGTACATATTATTTTTAATTAATTCTATAACATCTTCAATAGTTTGGTCTCTGTGAACTACATTTTGATAGTATTGTAAGGATTGAATGGCTTCTTTAGGACTTAAAAAATCTCTACTTGGTACTAAGTATTCTTTCCCGATTTCGAATGTCGGGAAGACTGCACTTCTAGTTAGGGACTTGACGTGGTCCCAGTCTTTTTTATGTTCTTTATAATCTTTTTCAGTGTATGAAACTCCAGCTTCATCTAATTCTTTTTTCATTTTAGCACAATAACCACACGTTGGCATGGTGTACATAAAAATTTCAGGTTTATCCATAATTTATTTTTTTAATATATTAAATTTATCTCCTTGTTTTATTTTGTCAAGTATTTCTATACCTTTTATAACCCTACCAAAGCAAGTATGAACTCCATCTAGATGTGAAGTTGTATGTCTGTTAAGACATATAAAGAATTGGGAACCTCCAGTATCCTTACCTGCATGAGCCATAGATAAAACACCTTTTTCATGATATTGTTTTTCACTATTTGTTTCACATTTAATTGTATGTCCTGGTCCACCTGCTCCTGTACCTTCGGGACAACCACCTTGTACCACAAAACCTGGAATAACTCTGTGAAAATTTAAATCTGTATAAAAATTATTATTAACTAAATTTTTAAAATTTTTTGTAGTTAAAGGAGTTTCTTCATATAATGAAATTATCATATCTCCATGTTCAGTTGTTATTCTCATTGGTTTTTTAATTTTTGTTTTTTCAATTGTTCTCCCATTTTATTTTTTATTTTATCAGTTACCCTACTTCTAATATTTTTAAGGATGTTAAGACCTAACTTATATGTTATATAAATTATTGAAATTCCAACTATTAATACAATCCAATTGACTAGTAATGGGAAAAGTAAGTCTGAGAAATATGTTTTAAAATCTGTATATGGTACAAAGTTAAAATTAGAATTATATTGTGTCCATTTTTCTATGTCCCCACCAAAATTTTCAAGTTGTTTTTCTGTGGGAGGTTTACAATTTGTACACATTCCTCTTTTATATAAAACATACATTGTTTCTAATCCTTTAAATAAAAAAAAGATTATTAACATTTTCCACTTATGTTTTTTAATAAATGGGATAACGTTTCCTTTTTTACTAAGACTTACAGCTATTTTATCCAACCATTGTATATATTTTTCTAACATACTGTGTAATTAATCCAAAATTTTATCTACTAGACCATACTCTAAACATTTTTCTGCGTCCCACCATAAATCATGTTTGAGAATCTCATCTAATTCTTTATCGGGAACCTGGGTATATTCTTTATATAATTTTTTTATCATCTCCATTAACCTTGTGTTATTTTCCATATCATCAACTAGGTCAGAATATTTACCCCAACTCCCAGCACTTAATTGGTGTATTAACATGTAAGCGTGTTTATGCATGTATCTTTCTTTACCTACCACACTTATCATTGTACCCGCACTAGCAGCACATCCTTCAATAATTGTTACGACTTCACATTTTGTATTTCTAATCGTATCTAGGGTTGAAAGCCCTGCAAAAATACTACCACCATATGAATTAATGTGAAGATAAATTTTAGGTAATTCTGTCCCTAACTTTAAACTAGTAGTTTGAAGTTTCACATCTAATTCATTTAGTTTTTTATTTAATTCCAACATCTTAGGTCTTTCTACTTCTGAATAGAAATAAATGTGGTTGTCTACATTTGTAATTTGATTTGTACTATCACTGGAAGCATTGGTTTCTTCACCTTTGGCTCCCCAAATTGGTTCTTTTTTCATTTTAACTTCTTTTTTGAATTATTTCGTCGATTATTCCGTAGTCTAATGCTTGTTGTGCATCCAACCACAAGTCTCTTTGTGCATCTTTTTCTACTCTTTTTGCTGTTTTACCACAAGCTTTACCTAAAATTTCGAACAAAATCTTGTTAGTTTTTTCCCACTCGTCCATAGTAATACGAGCGTCTTGGATGTTACCTACTGCTCCACCACTAGACTGGTGTAACATTGTTTTACTGTAACGTAAAGAACTTCTTTTACCTTTAGTTCCCACACCTAATAGTACTGAACCCATTGATGCTGCCATACCAGTATTTAAAGTTCTGATATCACATTTAACATATTCCATTACATCTACAATACCTAAACCAGCTTTTACTGAACCACCAGGAGAATCTATATGTAATGTAATGTCGTCATCATTAATCGTATCTAAGTACATTATTTGTGCCTGTAACACTTGTGCTGTTATATCCATTACTGGTCCAGATAACCATATTATTCTTTCCATCATTAATCTAGAAAAAATGTCCATCTGGGTTGCTCTCATTTCTCTTTCCTCTAAGATGTAGGGAGTTAAGGCATTTTCATAATCCCATAAAGTTGTAGAACTTATAGGGTTTTTCATACTTCTAGCGTATAAACTAAAATCTTTAATTATATTATCTTTCATATTTTTTATTTATTTTCTGTTTTCCATTCTTCACCAAAATCTCCAATATTTGCTCTATGTTCATCACTAGGGTCATACTTTCTAGTAACGTAATATGCAAGAATCGTACCTGGTTCCAAAGCTTTATATCCATGATATATACCTGGTGGTATTTCTAATACTTGAGGATTTTTATCTGATAGGTATTTAAACTCACATCCATCTTCTTCTGTAGCCCAACCAATTTTTAAACTTCCTTTCAGACAAATCCAATAGTCAGTTTGTTTTTCATGTTTGTGCCACGCAACAATGTGTTCTGTAGAATTTATATAACTAACATTAATTTGTCCTTTATCTAAAGGAAATACATCTAATAATCTTTGTGCTCTGTCGTCTTCGTGATAATTCATGTAATAATTATACTAAATAATAACAGTTAAGAAAAGTCTAATGCAAAAAAAATGGGACCTAAGTCCCATGTAATTGTTAACACTCTAGAATATACTTCATCTTTCCCATTGCATTTTTAATTTGTGATTTAGGGACCCAAAACTCAAACTCACCCATCTCTTCGATTTTTTCTTTTAATTTCTTATTAAATTCCTCTATCTCTGATTTGGTGGTAGGTCTTGTAATTCCTAGATGTTTTGCACATACTGGTCCCATTCCCGAAGCCTTTGATATCCAATCAGTGAGGTCTCTTCCACAATTACGACAACACCCAACATCAGTAAAAGTCATCTTCCCTTTTACTCTAACTGCTTTAGGAGTAAGTGCAGTGATTTCTGAAACAGTAACAGTAATAGGTGTTACTTTACCTAAGTCATACTCTTCTGAAATTCCTCTTGCCACATACCTTTTTAAAACCAGGTCAACATTAACTTTAATAGGTTTGATAGTACCTTTAGGTTTTTTAGGTGTGAAAAATTTCTTAACCGCTTCCATTTGTTTTGGGGTTAGTCTTCCCCAACGGTTGTATCCATTTAGTACTGATTTAAGAAATCCGTTATCTCCTGTATAGTCTTTAAGTTTTTGTATTGTTTCCTGGTCTGTCATGTAAAAAGTATTAAGTGTGAATAATTGAACAATACAAATATACAAAAATAATTTTAAAATACAAACTTAATTGTAAATTATATTACTAAACTAGGTTGGGGATTTAAATGTTTCAATATTGACAACTCTTTGGCTTTTGCTTCTACCATAATATCTACGTCATTACCATAGGTATCTGGTATCTTGTCCGCATAGTCGGAGTGTGCTTGTGGTTTTATTTTTTCATTACTTTCATGTAGTGATTTAGATTCGGAATAATGTACCACAGGTGTAATATCTGTAGGCCATGTAGAGATTGCTAATTCCAAAGCTTCTTTTTCTGAAAGACCTCCAGTACAAAACTTGTGGTGGTGATAGTCAAAGACTATTGGGATACCTATCTTTTCATGTATATACATTAAGTCTTTAACTGAGTACATGCTCGCTTTGTCATCATTTTCAACTGTAAGACGAGTCTGGACTGACTCAGGTAATAATTTGAAGTTCTCACAGAATCGGTCCATAGCTGCCTTTTTATCACCGTAGACACCATTACAATGAATATTAATTTTATTGTAAGGTGTGCGTGATAATTCTAATAAATCAAAAACTTTACCGTGATTGGTCAAATCAGTTATAGTATTTTTTACCACATGTTCTCTCGGTGAGACTAGGACATTAAAAGGTCCTGGGTGTGTAGTTAGTCTTAAACCGTTGTCTTTAGAGTACTGACCACAACTACTTAATATTGTTTGAATCGTCCCATACTGTGGTAGGTCTTCTATGTTGTACTCAGAAGCCCAGGGAAATATATCTGAAGATACTCTAAAAAACTTAATACCATTTTTTACATTCCAAAGTATAATTTTGTATAGGTCCGTACAATTTAATAACGCTAGTTCTCCCGCATAATCAATACCTTTACTTAAAAAGGTTTTTTTAATCATTGACCTATTTGTGGTAATTTTTGGTTTTTGACCACTTAGGGTCATGTTTATACAAGCGTATCCTAAATTCATAATAATGTAATTGCGTAATAAATAATATAGATACTGTAAACTAGTTTGACGACAGTACCCAAAACAAATCCAACAAATGCACCTAAAGCAACTTTTAAAGCTTGTGAATCATTATCCGTTTCACTTTGTGCACCTATAAATGCACCTATCAGTGCACCTATTAATATCCCTACAGGTGGAACTAATAACCCAATTATGGTACCTATTATTGTACCTCTAATGGCATTTTTACCACCACCTAACTTCTTGACTCCTAATATCTGTAAGACATAATCACCTACAGTAGATAATAACATAAAGAACCCTAGTATCCACATCATTTCAGTAGACACAGGAAAATCAGTAGTTCCGTATATTAAAACCAACCCCATATAACTAATAAATGGGCCTGGTATTCCTGGGACTATAGAACCTGAGATTCCTACTAAAAAAATTATAAAAGATACTATGTATATTATTTCATCCATATTTCAAAAGTAATTAATATTTATTAATAAAACAAATAAAATGAGAAATCAAATTAGAAAACTATTAAGAGAGTTCAGTATTGATGAGATTAGTAGAACCGACTATAAAGATGGTGAACTAGTTGTAGAATATACTGATGGTTTTGATTATCCTCGTTATATGGTATACCATGAAACTGATGACTCAAGTGAAATAGTAGCTGAGTTTGACTCCAGATATTTTGATGCTGGTATGGTACAGTTAATAACTGACTATTTAAAGACTCGTTAACTATGTCTGAACTTTCTGAAAAATCACAAATTAAATTAGATGTTAAAGCACTCATAGGTATGATTGTTGGTGTGGTTTCTATTGCAGGAATATGGTTTAGTTTAACTGCAGAAACAACCAGACTCAGGTTGGATATGACAAGAATGGAGGAAACTGTAGAGTCTAACCATAATTGGATAATTGAGTTTGAACCACCAGAGTCCGTCCAAGAAACAGTTATTAAGTTAAGGAAAATGGAAATAGAGAACGCTCTACTTCACTACCGTATAGAACAATTAGAAAAAGAACTAGGTAAAAATCTGAAGTAACAATTCAATAGTTTCAGTCTTAACAAAATTCTCATCATGTATTTTACTACTATTGAAACTATGAGCGGTATCAAATCCTACTACCCAACCACTGTCTTCATGTTGACTATAAGTTAATCCACCAATCGCGTCTACACCTAATTCATATAACTCATAATAAGTTTTTTCATAAAACTTATGTCCTTCTTGTATTGAAACATAACCATTACCCCATCCATGATTAGAATAAGGTAACCATGTAATAGGTTTTATTTGTACGGTATTGTTAGGAATGTAACCTAACTGTTCAGCTTGTTTAATTAAATCATACATTTCTGAACCTGGTTTAAACCCCACTAATTTAAGGTACTGGATTCCTTCCAGTCCTTTTTCGTTTAATAACTCCAATCCTTTTTCTTCTTTACTCATCTTTGTTTTGGTTTATACAATTTGTACAATCAATTCATCCTTATTAGTAAAGACATCTTCTTGACTATACCAATCGTATGAACTTTGGGTACTTTTTGTATGTGGATGTATGAAATCTCTTTTTGTTTCTATAAGATAATCTATTTCAATACCCGACATTTCAGTAAGAGTTCCATCTGAATTACCCTTAGTATAAGGTTGTTGTTCGGTAACTCTAATCTTGTCTATCCTATTTTTACTTATCTTTTTATCTCTTAATACATAGACATCTTGCCCTACTTCATACTTTACATTATATTGTTTACTCATCTTTGTTTTGGTTTAATTCTTTTACAACTTTATTATAGAATTCATTATCTGATTCCATCTTTTGTTTGAATTTATCAAATGAATTTAAGTAACCGTCTGGTGGTGTTGTTGGTAACCAATCGAATCCCCACTTCATTAATGACTGTTCATATAGTTTTTCTAATTTACTCATCTTTGTTTTGGTTTTTTGTTCGTTGGTAGTAACCACATGTCACCACCAAACATAATTTCTAATAATCTAGGTTCTGCTTTATCAATCTTAGAAAACAATCGTAAAGTTCTTACTGTATCGTGTTTCATCATTTTCATAACTTCTCCCTGAATTCGTTCTTGTGAAACAACTTCTTCCAACTTATCTATAAGACCTGGAGTGAAAATTGCTTCCCATACAGTTTCGTGAATTTGGAAACCTCTGGTAATGTGAAATCTTAATGCACGAATCATACGAAGAGGGTCATCTAAAAAGGTGGTAACTGGGTCCAAAGGAGTAACCAATAAGTTTAAAATTAAATGGAGTTGTCCATCAAATAAATCTATAATGTTACCGTCTAAATCTTTTGCTAAAGCGTTAAGTGTGAAATCTCTTCGAGTTAAATCATCCTCTAAGGTACCCAATCTAAGGACTGGTTTTCTGGTACCAGGAATCACACCAACTTCTTTTCTTGCCATTACGAAATCCGCAACTAACCCTTCGTGTTGATGTCCTTTTGGGAATTTAGCTCTTACAGTAAAACAATCTTTTGTCTCCAAAAATATTTTAAATCCTGTGGATTTTAAGTGGTTCAACATTTGTTCCCACCCTTCATCTACTGTCTGATTAATATCGTCTAGTACAAAAGTGAAATCAATGTCGTTAGTTTGAACACCTAGTAGCTCATCTCTAACACAACCCCCTACTTCAAATATCTTTGGCATAATTTCTAATTTTTTATTAACACTAATGTAGAGAAAATATTTTAAATGGCCAAATAAAAAAACCCCCAATCGTCATTGAGGGTTTAAAAATTTCAGGAAGGGGGTCGTTGTTCGTCATTTTGGTTACAATTTAAGATTGCTGTAGCCTTCCTTTCTATAAAAACGTGAACATGTCACGATAATTGTCAAATCTTCTGGGTAGTCAGAATCAAGTTGTGGACTCTTATTTTACTTAGGACTCCTGAGACTAAGTACCCCTTGTTTAGTTTGGCAGGTGGGGAGTAACTTCCACCTCTCTTCTCTGGTTTTGATTTAAAGTTAAATTTTGCCGGAGAGATTCTTTGGTCTACCCATCAGACCGTGATTGGTTCGTATCGAGGTGAGTCGATAGTCTCCATCATCATGTTGTAAGGAGTGAACTCCTCACATGTTAAAACACTTTTCATGATTGAAGGAGAGAAACCAGATACTAATGCTGTTCCCATCTCATTAACTGAAGTAGGGAAATTGTCATTCCTAGAGTTTAAGTTCCAGTAAACGACATCTGGCATTTCGTATCCAGCATCTTTATACATTCCTTTAATCATTTGTTGTGCGGTTGGATTCCACTCAGATACACCAGCCCAATTACAACCTCTAGTTTTACCTAGAGCCGTATCAAATTCCATGTCTGATAGAATCAATACCTTTGTTGGCATATCATCTTGTGAAACTCGGTTTTTGACAGCTTGGTCTAAAATTAGTTTAAAGGTCGCTTCTAAGTTAGTGTTCATACCCCAGTCCGCTCGTTCTAGTTGATTCATTCTATCCCTTAGGTTACCATTAAGGACTTGAAGTTTTGGTCGTGCCGAGAACGTTATAAACGTATCTTGGAATTGACCTATGTTTCTTTCCGAAATGTATAAACCTAGGGAGATGGCCACATCCATACAAGTAAGGTTAGGATTATTTCCCGCAAAACACCCCATTGAACCTGAGACATCAACTACTGGAAGAATTCTTTCTTCAGAACCTTCCATATAGTTAGGTAAAGCTTTCCATTGTTCACTCGCAACATCAGAGTCACCGAACTTGATGGATTTGGTAATGTCGTAAGGGTACACCGCTCCCGCGTTGATTTTAGCAGTTCCTTTTTTCAAAGACTCTACATACTCACGATATCTTTCCCCGTCATTTCTGTGAAATGCTTTTTGGTATCTAGATGATGCCAAGGATGGTAATTTAGAATAGTTAATATTCTCCCATTCCTTAGAACACATACTGGTTTCCACCACATTAGTTAATCCTACTAAAGTTTTTCGGTACTCTTTAGGAGTCATTTTCATATACTTTCTAATAGTATTCGCTTTAACTCCTTTTCTAGGCATCCACTTTGCACATAACCCATCTTTGTTCTCCAAAGCAGTTTTGATTAAGTTTAGTGGTTCCAACCAACAGTTAGTACTACCGACAAGTGTCAAAATGTCATCCCATCTTCCATATTCACTAATTAAGTGAACATTTTTGTTTAGTACATCACTGTGATTTTTACACAACCAACCTAGTAAATCTCTAAAAATTTGTCTTTCACCAGCACCACCTCTTACGTCTCTTGCCCAGAATAAAATTCTCATGGCTACTAGAGCGTCTTCGTTATACGCTTTTGAGAATTTAGAAACAAGTCTTTTCTTGTCCATACCTCTCATCGCACCTATCTGAAAGAATAGGTCTACACAGTGATTTAAAGTAGATGAGTTAGTTGTCATCCCGTTTTCGGTTACTGTGTCTTGTGTCTGAAGTGCGTCTCGTAAATTCATAGTTTTTAGTGTTAAAGTAATTTTTGAATAGTATTATAAGTAGTTAATAAAATAGTAAAAGTCACTAACGTTGTTTAATTATATAAAAAAAATCCCCCTCGTCAACCCCCAGGGGTAATATTTTTTAATTTTTTTTATCTATTATATTAAGATTTATATTTTCCCATAAATCTTTTTAGATTTTCAAGTTTGTCAGTAGCTGCAGCAAGTTTGTCCAAAGCTGACATCGCTTCCTCAACTTGTTGTGGATGTTCTCCAATACCCACACTATTCATCATGTAGTTGTTTAGTGTGAATTCTGCTTCTGCTTTTTCTGCTTTACATTGAGTTTTAAGTGCGGTGTACATTAATTCTTTTCCTTCCATGTTGTACATTAATTTTTTTTCTTTCATTTTGGGTAATTTTTTAATTGTTATTTGGTAATTCTAAAAATATGGGTCCGTGATTTCCGAAGTAACCGTCAGCTATATTGTAGTCATAAAACTCCTGTGCTTCAGGTAGTGTCATTTTGTCACGTTTCATAAGTGTTAATATAATAATGTTGACTGAATAAATCAACCTAGGTTCTAAATCTTTTGAGTGTCCTACTCCAACTATGGCATCATCTAAACCATCGAGTACTATAGCTTCTGGATTTAATTCTGTAATATGTTCTAGGATTGGGTTTTCTTCTTCCATAATTTTATATTTAATAAAATAATAAGAAAAATAAAATGGATAGACAAGTGTTAATGGAAAGAAACAAATCCACCCTTGGATGCGGCTTCAAAAGCTTTTTTCCAATCTTCATATTTAGATAAAAACCATTTAGTGTCATCTACACCATATGCTTTTTCTGGGTGTATTTTAAGATACCAGTTATCTACTTCTTGTTTAACTTTGTTTTCGTAATTAACAAAGTCATTATAAAGTTTTTTACTAATGTCTGGACCTATTATTCCCTCCGCGTCGGAAAAGTTAATTAATTCTAAAAATGGTGGACTATCTGGTTCATAGAGTTGGTCACCCATTGACCACACTTCATCAGCTCCTCCTTCATATCCTGCAGCTAACGCAAGGTCATTTCTCCATGTGTTATAACCTGAATAACTTCCTGCTCTAAAGTAATTAATACCACTATCATCTCGTGGTACTTCATACCAACCAGGTTCTATGCCTTTCATATGACCTCCAAAATAACCCCGGTCTGGGTCTAAATAATATAAGTAATTATTATTACCTTCATTGAATCTGCTTTTTTCCCACTCCTCATACTCTCGGTTGAATGCTTCTACACCTTCTGGAACTTCTTCATCAGGTATACGTTTTACGTTGGGGTAATATGAAATATCTAATCCCATTATTTCATTAATATTTTAATTTTTTCTACACCTTCTTCAATTTCTTCGAAATCTACATCTGGTGTTAAATAAGTTTTACTTTTTTCTTCGTGGTCTACAATACAAGCTGTGGGAATGTATTCAGTTTTAGCTTCTTCACTAACTTTTTCCCATTCTTTATCATATCTTTCAATATCTCTAACTAAAAACTTAATATTGTTTTCTTCTAATAACCCTTTCATTTTTGTACACCAAGGGCAACCATCTTCTGAGTATAATAATAATGTCTTCATTTTAATTTAAATAATAGTTAAGTTTATCTTTGTAAAAAGTTTTGTCTCTAACCCCTACTAATCTTTCAACCTCTTCACCATTTTTATAAATGATTACTGTTGGTATACTTCTTACACTGTATTGAGAGGAGGTGTTTGGGTTATCTGTAACATTTAATTTGCCTACAAATGCTTTCCCCTCAAAATCTGTTTCTAATTCCTCGATGGTTGGCCCTAATACTCTACAAGGTCCACACCATTCTGCCCAAAAATCTAATAATACTACTTTATTATCTTTTAATGTTTGGGTTACTGTACTGTCATTCACTTCCATAATTATAAATATTGTTTTACTTTATCTAAAGCCTCTTCAACAGTATCAAAATCTCTACCTGCTGATATATAAACACCTTTACCTTTATTTTCTAATAATATTGTGGGAGTATACATTATAGTGTCCGGATAAATTTTTGACTGTTGTTTTCTGATGTCTTCCCATAATTCTCTGTGCTCTAAGACTTCTATAGTTTTATATTTTAAATTTTCTTCCTTTAATTTTGTTTTGAGAGCTACACATGTTTTACACTCCCATTGACTAAATAATGTTAATTTCATGATTATACTTCTATTGTTCTAAATTTATTTTCAGCTATTACTAAACTATTGTAAATTGTTTTAGTTAGTAAGTATGGGTCAGCATTACTTGCTGGTCTTCTATCTTCTAAATAACCTTTCCATCCATTTTCTACAGTAGAAATCGGAATACGAATACTTGCTCCTCTATCACTAACACCATAACTAAATTTACTAATATGTTGTGTTTCATGTAAACCCGTTAATCTTTTTTCATTTTCTTCTCCGTAAACTTCAATATGTTCTTGATGGTTTTTACCCATTTCTTCACATATAGAATTAAACATTTGCTCTCCACCAATTTCTCTGGTTAAGTCACTTGAAAAATTAACGTGAAGTCCAGAACCATTCCAATCTCCTTCTACTGGTTTAGGTTTAAAGTCTACCATCAAATCATATTTTTCAGTTAATCTAATTAAAAGGAATCTAGATAACCATAATTCATCACTAGCTTTCTTAGCTCCTTCAGCAAACAATTGGTACTCCCATTGTCCAATCATTACTTCCGCGTTGGTTCCAGTAATATTAAGATTAGCTTCTAAACAAACTTGTAAATGTTCTTCCACTATATCTCTACCTATGACATTTCCAGCACCTAACCCACAATAATAATCTCCTTGTGGTTTAGGAAAACCGTCGGTAGGAAAACCTATAGGGCCATTCTTTTTACTAAGGATATATTCTTGTTCAAAACCAAACCAATATTGGTCGTCATCTACCAAGTCATATCTTTTATTTGTGATGTGTGGGGTACCGTCAGAATTCAAAACTTCACACATTACCAGATACCCATCTAGTCTTTGTGGGTCCATTATAACGTGAACTGGTTTAAGAATACAATCTGACTTATTTCCTATTGCTTGATTGGTTGAGGAGCCGTCGAAACTCCAATTAGGTAATTCCTCGGGACACGGTATTACTCTACCATTATAAGCCATTGTTCTTTTAGCTTGCATTTTTGGACTGTCCATTGGGTCGTAGTCCCAGATTTTAGTTTTACTTCTTAACTTTTGTGTTGGTTCATTCCCATCCAACCAAATGTATTCTAATTTTACTTTCATCTTGTTTGTTATAAAAAATTTATTTTAAGAAAATATACAAAGTATGATTAAAAAGGTAAATCATCTCTCATATAATTTTCGTGTCTAACCCGGGGTGTTGCGGGTACTGTAACCCCTGGGTGTTCATGTGTTATCGTATCATCACTTATAAATCTATCAACTTTTACATCGTATTTTAAAGTCTCAATATGGTTTGTCATTTTATTACTAATTTTAATAATAGGTCTTGTGTTATTTCTAGGTTTACAAGAGTAATCTAAAAACTCTTTTCGTAAAACTTTCATAACAACTTCCCAGTCTCCTGTAGGATTATTATTGTATTTCATTCTCGCTTGAATTAGGTTTGGGGTACTTTCCTTTATTCCTCTATCTACCCAGTTGTATATTTCTCCTCTATCCAACCTAAACTCACAAGTCATTCTTTCCATTCCACTTTCATGATTTTTTCTAACCGAAATTATAATACATTTGTATCTATTCAAATAAGTTCGTACACAGTGATTTTGTATTTGCCCTTCTTTAAAGTAATCATTATCATCCTTTAATACTTTCACAAAATATGTGTCCCCGTCTAATTCTATAGGTTTTTCTATGTGAGTAATAAAATCATTAGGGTATAGATAATTGACTTGTGTGGTTCTTTCACATTCATGAACTAAATTAGACCATTCACTATGTTCCTCGTTAAATTTATCCAAGGTTTTAGCTTTTATCTTTTTAAGGATACCATGCCCTTTTAGTTTATTTTTAATTTTAAAATGGTCTAACAGTAAATCTATAAAACCAGTAATCCTTCCAGGGTCTTTACAGGTATTGTATATATTAATTATATTATTTTTCTCATACTTGGAGAGTTCATTACAATACCCAATATTAGTAATTAAATGTTCTGGTTGGGTAAATTTACTATCCTCAAAATTTTTACTATAAGCTAGTAGATGAGTCGATATTCTTTTTACCCCATCATCACCTAAAGTTTTTTGAAGGAAGTGTAGGTCTGTTATATTAATCTCTGGTTCTAGATTAAGTAATTTATTGTAAAACTTACCTTTAAGTTCTCTTTCACCTAATATAGTATGAATTAAGTTCATATCATATTTTCTTAACTTTTTAATCCCGGGATAATGTTTGAGTAAATAATAAGTGTAATCGTTAGAAGTTTTAATTCCCCATACTTTAACAAACCATTTTACAATAATTTCACTTAATAGTTCAGATGGGGAATTACTATCATGTGGAACCACACTAATGTCTACATCTAATTCTTCTACTAATTCTATCAAAGCTTTTATAGGTTCTACTTTGGGGGTTGGTGTGTTAGTCGGAAAGGTTGTTCTAGGTTGGGTAGGGTGTATCAACCCGCCAAATATATTAATGAACTTTAAAGGATTAATTATGTTTACAATTTTTGAAAAATCGTTCTTGGTTGTGCTAGTTCTTTTACGTCGATTAACAAAATTAGATATGGTTACATAAAAGTTTTTAGTTTTTAAATTAAAGGTAATGTGAATGTCATTACTTTGTTTAGCAAAATACCTATGACCGACACTTCTACTTTTACAAAAATTAAATAGAGATAATTTAATCTTATCTTCATTTTTTTCTAAGACTAGTGTTGTTCTCCTAACCAAAGCACTGTTGAGTATGTTCACAGATTTTTCTAACCATTCTTTCTCCCCTATAAATTGGATATCGCCTTTAGGTGTAAAGAACCCCACCTCCACATGTTTTATACCCTTAACATCTTTTTTTTGTACGTAAGGTACACTAGTTTTTTTTGCCCACTGGTCACTAACTGGTCGAGTGGTTACTCTATTACCATTCAAGTTAAATACTTCTTCTTCGTCTTCAGTATCACCTGTAGGAATTAAATTATAGTCTTCATAAGATAATAGTTCAAATTTTTCGTCTACATCTTTAAAAATTGTTTCCCATTTTGTGGTTTTCTTACTCATAAAACAAATATAGTTAAAAAATTTTATAAAAACAAACCTATTTTTTGTCGTAAAATATAAATTTTTACATAGGTCTTTTTTTAGGTCATGGGTAAAAAAATTAAAGGTTACTTGAATTTAAAGTCCAGATATGACTTTTTTAAATGTTTTTACGATAAAAAAAATATCTTTGTAGTTTTAATTTTTCTAAACTAAACCCTTAATTATGTGAGTAGTGAATGGGAAACTATATTTCTAAACACTAGTACAAAACGCGTGTATGTACCTAAACCTTTGATAAAAAAATATAAAATGGAAAATGTTTTTGGTATGATTAAAGGATTTTTTACTGGAGTATCTGATTTACTAATCACTTTCCTATCAGTAGGGGTCTTAGTTCAAGTATTATTTGGTGGACCTGTATTTGGTATGGATGTAGTAGGTAATGTTACTGCTCTTATCGACTCCCTTGGTAACTCGGGATTTGTAGGATTAATTGCAGTTATTCTATTGTTGAAAATCATTGACAGAAAATAGTATGTCTAAATGAAAAAACCCTCCAGTAGGAGGGTTTTTCTTTACACTTATGTTTTTACTTTTTACGATACATACTCTTCAGCTAGAGTCCAAAGTTTTTTATTAACGTTTAATCTTTGGTCAATATTAGTTAACTCTCTAACAGTTTGTTGTCTTCCAGAGGCCAAAAAGTAGGTAATCCCACCACGAATAATTTTTTCTTGGATGATGTTAAATACTTCCCACAGTTTATTTCCTTGGTCCGCACCTCTTGTTGGTTTAAGAATTTCTGATAATGGTAGATAATCTTGACCATCTTTCCAACGAGTAAGGATAGCTTTCTTAGCGAAGTCTTTCTTAGCAGCTTCAGTTAATTGTGTGTTTTTAAAATCATCAACACACCCCATAATCTTAGGGATAGATGTAACAACTTTATCAGTTATTTGTTGAACATCTTGAAGGTTGTACCATTGATGTTTAATTTTAACTTTTTCAAATGTTTGGTCTGCAATTACCAATCCATTAGAACAAACTAAACGAAATAATCCAGCGTGTAGGTTAAAAGCGTTTCGACCATCGTGTGAATTAGTTAGAACAATTTCTGGAACAATACCATCCACCATAGGGACATCATTGTTTCTAAATCTCAACATATGTTTAGTAAACATACCTTGTCCAGTTCTAGAGTTACGTTGACTAGCGTCATACACTTGCCAACCTTCTTGTCCTAGGTCATTCATAATTTGGGTTGTGGGGATAAAACTGTATTTATCCGATACATTATCTGAGGGTGTTGTAGCGTAAACTGAAGGTGCTACGTTTTCGATGTAAGTTTTTGTTAAAGGTTCCATAATTTTTTCTACCATTTTTATTTATTTATTCGTGTTTATTAATATGATTACAGTACAAATATAATAAATTATTTTGGTAATACAAATAAAATCTAAAAAAAAAATATGAGTTTTCATAAAAGATGGTTAAATAAAGATAATATCATACGTGTTTACGAAGATAGGGGTCTGTTGGGTTTGGAAAAATATATAGGTGGAGCGGACGCATTAATAAGTCAAGATGATTTATCTTCTGATATTGTTGATGTATTATTAAGTGAAAAATTAAACTTACCTGAAAAATGGAATAAAATTGCAGAATTAATATTAATAGAAAAAAATGAACGAAAAGAAACTACTATCTAAATTAGAAGATTTATTAAATGAAAAATATGAACCTATCTTAGTGGTTCAATTATTAAGAGTACCTCCACAAGAAGAACTACAATCTTTCGCGAAAGGTCTTTCTGAACAATTTGGTTATAAGGTATTGGTCTTACCTGGTGATATAGAAACAAAGGTAGAATTAATTAGTGTACTTAAAACAGATGTTAAAAAGGTAGAAGACCTAACTAATAGAGTTTTAGATTTAATAGGTAATCTAGAAAAAGAATATAAAGATGTATTAATGCCAGTATCAAATGATGACGAAGAAACCACAAAGTAATTGGGTTAATCACCCAAAACATTATGGTGGGGAAGATAACCCATATGAAGCTATAAAGGTTATTGAAGCGTGGGACTTGAATTTCAATTTAGGTAATGTGGTTAAATATATTTCACGTGCAGGTAAAAAAGACGACATCACACAAGATTTAGAGAAAGCTCTTTGGTATCTAAAAAGAGAGGTTGAAAAATAATCATTATTACATCATATAGTATTTATAGGTATGAAACTTATAAATCAACTTACTTTGTTAATTGAACAGGAGGAGTCTATCAATTTTTATGACTGGAATAAAAAGTCTGCTGGACAACCTATATTTGATTATTTAAGAAGAAATGAGGGAGATGTGGAAGGTAATCATATTCCTTATGTGTATGATGATAAAGTAAAATGGGTCTATAATAAACACAAAAAAATGAAGATGCCTCCTAAATATACGGGAGGGACCAAATATGGTACCTTAACTATAGGTTGGGGAACTACTGACCCTGCAGTTATTAAAGCTTACATGAATAAAACAATGAGTGTTACACAAGCTGAAAAACTAAGTAAACCTGATATACAAGAAGCGGCTAATTGTATTAAAAGATGGCAAACTAGAGCAAATGACAAAGACCATAATGAAAGAAAATTAACCATGAGTATGTATATGGCCATGTCGGATATAGTTTACAACACAGGTTGTTCTGCATTTATAAAGACTCAAGGGATATCTAAGATTGAAACTGGTAAATTTAAAAGTGCTCAGTCTTGGATTGAAAATGAGTTGGATTGGGGTCACCCTAAAAGAAGGAAGGAGACAGCGAATTTATTTTGTAGAGATGGTGGTTGTGTGGACAACTAACTAATATTTATATTATATGAAAAAGATAATCAAAGAAAGTGGCATAAAGGATATTAATAAAATAGCTAAAAGATACCCTAAAGCTGAAATATATTTTCATCAAGACCTGGATGGAGTAGTATCTGCAATAGCCATGAAAGAATACCTTGAGAAATATGGTATTAATGTGGTGGATACACATGTTATACAATATGGTGATAAAGAATTTTCTGTATCTAAACCTAAAGCTGAAGGGGATACAATGCAAGTATTAGTTGATTTTGCTCATGGTAAACCTATGTTTACTATTCACACTGACCACCACGATAGTCAATCTGGTGTGGAGGATGACACTTCAACTCAGTTTAGAGGTGCGAGGTCTAATGTTGAGACTCTTTCACAAATTGTGAGTCCACAAGATATATTTACAAGTGATGATATAATGAGAATATCTACTGTAGATAGTGCAGATTATGCAAAACATGGTTTAACACCAGATGATGTCATGAACTACATTAAAAAGTTTGACACTAACGGTACTGTTCCAAGTAATAAATGGATGTTAGCACTTTTAACCAATAAACTATTATTGGCTTATAAAAACAAACCAGGATTCTTAGAATCACTAGTAGATAGGTCTTCGCCCTCGTTGATGAATATTTTTCAAAATATAAATGCTATCGCTGGAGATGAGAATTTCGCGACTCCAGAACAAATGAAACGTAATCAAGAAGATTATATTCAATCCCAAATAGAAAGTGATAAATTAAATTTAGATGGTAATATCATAGTACAATATGGGGGAGGTAGTTTATTTAAACCTGGTTCATATGACCGTTATACACCTTTTAAAATATATCCAGACGCTGACTTTTTAGTGATAGCTTGGCCAATGGGGTTAGTACAAGCTTCTTGTAATCCATTTAAGGAAGATAGAGCACTTAAAGGTATTAATCTAGCTGATATAGCTCAAGAGGTGTTAGGTAGTATTGAACCTCAACTTAAAAAACATCAAGTTCCAGTTTCAGTAATAAAAAGAATAGGTGAGACAAAAGCAGATGAAGGTAGTATAGGTTTTAAAACTTCGGATTTATTTGCTTTGTATAAAGACAAACTTAATAATATGCCCCCAATGGATTCTCCTTATTATGGAGAAGCTGTTAATATAATAGACACTCCTTGGCAAGCACTCGATGAAGAACAAAAACAAATTTTAGATAGAATAACGGTGTCCGCTTGGGACGTAATTCAAGCCAATAGTGGTGGACATAAGTGTATAACAAACGTAAGTGGGCTTAACTTTTTTTCAAGAGGGACTAGAAATCCTCAAGGTTCCTATAGAAAAAAACCAGGTCAAACAACTCGTTATGTGGAATTTGTAAAATGGGTACAAAACCAAATGGTAGAAAAACTTAAAGAAAAAATAGAACAAAGTTCTATTAACGAAATTAAATATAACATAAAGAAAACACTTTTAGAAACTTCTTTTGTTTCCGATATGTTAGGTGATTTAGGTGCAGCAGCTATCGGTGCAAGTGGTGTGGTAGGAATGCCAGTAATGTTAGCACTAATAGGTAAAAACATTTATGAGGTTAAAAAACATAATACTGACCTAGAAATAGCTCTAGATAAATTTAAAGCTAACCCTACGGCTAAAGACCTTAAACTTATAGAAAAAGAAATGTTTAGTGTAACTTCTGACCTTTTAGATTTAACTTCTAGAATAGTCCAGTTAGCTCCAGACCCAACTGGTGTCAGTGATTTTGCAGCTTTTGTGGGAGAACAAGGTCTTGAGAGATTGGCTCTAGATGAAGTACCTGGGATTTTAGATAAATTAAAAAGTTTACTTGATAAGATTCCTATTGTAGGGAAAAGTGACGTGGTTAAAGCTATGGAAAACGTTGGTTTAGCTCATGAATTGTTAAATAAAATAGGTAAAGAGATTAAATAAAATTTAATGTGTCTCCTAATTTAATTCCTAACTTTTTACATTCTCCTCCATTTAATTCTAATACTTTATTACCTATTCCTTTATAGTTTTCACAGGAATTGGTAGTACATGGAGGGCAATTAGAATGTATTTTAGTCACTTTATTATCTACTAACATAATGATATCCAATGGAATTATACAATTTTTCATCCAGAAAGATTGTTCTCCTACATCGGGGAAATTAAATAACATTCCACCATTCAATTTTTTTCTACCCATCATCCCCAAACTTTTTTGGTTAGGTGTATCCATTACTTCTATTGGTAATATGTTTTTACCTATTGATAATTCCATACATATAAATACCTTTAAGATTATATTTATTATTAAAACCTTGTAAATGAATGTCAGTCTAATTAATGGTATTAATCAAAAAGGATTAATCTTAGAAAGAATAGAAGAAAAAGATTCTGTTGCCAAAAAAACTTTAATGGATTTAGGTGGTATTATAGATGGTACTTTTACCTTTGGTACTGGTATTACAGCTATGTTACCAGCAGTTAAAGAAATGATGTCTGGTACTATGCCTACTATTACCGAACAAGATGTAATCTTACTGTACATAACAGCTATGTGGATTTTGGTAGGGAGACATAAAGATAAAGTTCAAAAACTTATGGAGGTTATAAGAGAAAAAGGACTTACTAAAGGACTGTCTGTAGTTTTAGATTTCTTAAAATCGGTTGAAGATATAGCAATTAAAATAGGTGAATCCTTAGGTTATACAGCTAACTCATTAGCTGATGTAGTAGCTTTTACATTTTTAGCTTTCCCTATATTAGATGGTTTACTTTTCTTAATAAATCAAGGTCTTATACATCCTGGTTCACCCACAGGTTACTTAAAAAGTGTTCTTGTAGGTGTGGGTATAATAGGATTTAAAAATGTGTTTAATCATATAATAAAGAAATTAGGTGGTAAATTAAAATCATTAGATAGAGGTAGAGATAACTTAAACGAACAAACTGATTTTTATAATGAAACTTTAATGATGGTTGATGACGTTATGAAACTTGTTAAAGACACAGTTACTGAACCAGAAACTAAGACTTACTTTTTACCTGAAGACCTAAGACCAGATGAAATGCTTTATGCAATAGAAAATTATTCATTCACCTTAGAACTAACTCTTGGTAGAGATGAAGAGATAGAAGATGAATTTAATATAGATGCTTATTACGCTGGTGATGATACAATAGAAATTGGTTTAATTATCAATCCACTTATGGAACCTGAAAGTTATACACATATAGAAGATTACTTAACTGAATATATTAGGCATGAAATTAGACATGCGGAACAAGAAGTTATGGGTACTCACCCTGGAGAAACTGAAGAAGATTTAAAAGGTTTACCATATTATACTCAAGACCATGAAATCGATGCACAGACTTCTGGTCTTAACGCAAGAAGAATAAAACAAGGTAGGTCCTTCGAGGAAGTTATTAGAGGTTCTGTAGAGAATACAAAACTAAGACATGGGTTAAGTGATGAAGAAGGAGAACAACTTTATGATATACTTTTAAAAGATATTACAGAAAGGTATGGTAAAGAGTCTTTACAAGAATCTAAAGATTTAAAAAAAAACATGACATTAGATGTGGGTGATGAAATTATAATAATCCACAAATCTCTTGGTTCATCTAAACACATGCAGTTATTCAAACCATACGTAGTTACTGGATGGAATTTTGGTGTTAGGTATCATCCCAAAATGCCAAAATCTGGTTTAACGGATTATGACAAGAGAATTTATAAGATAATGCGAATAGATGGTGACGGTCCAGAAATCACAATGGTAGGTGGTGAAGGTTCGGACGAGTGGATATTAAGACCTGGTTTTAGAAGAGGTGAAGATTTATATGAACAAACAGATAATAAAGTAAACATACGTAAAAAGGTGGTCCTGGATAACGACGATTACAGGATATATGTACCACTTGACAACGATGGTGTATGTAATATACCAAACACTAAATATTGTGAGTCTAATCGAATTTTACAGACTCAAGCAAATATGGGCACCCCTTACATTATTGAATTTAAAAAAGATTCATCCCCTGTTAGAATAGGTGGCCCTAACCAACTTTTACTTATAGATAGAGGTAAAATTCCTTTTTTACGTGAACCTAAGAGTC